AGGTCCTTTAAGAGGTACACCAATTGAACCAACTCCAATTCAAATTTTTATCTTTTCTAATGTCTATGGCTGGGTACATTATAAAACTGGATATAGAAGATTTACTCTAGGTTACTGGCAGGTAGGAAGAAAAAATGCTAAATCTCAAACACTGTCTTGTGTAGGATCATACGAAGCAAGTGCATTAGGTGAAGGTATGGCAGAGGTTTATATCGGTGCAACAAAAAAAGAACAAGCTAATATAATCTTTAACGAAATGTCTATGCAGATAAGAAACTCAGAGTTTAATGATAAATTCCAAACGAAGTATGGAAAAATTGAACACATTAAATCTAATTCGACGATTGTCTCTCTATCTAAAGAAGATAATAAAAAGGGGGACGGATTTAACCCTCAAGCAGGACTTATTGATGAATACCATTTGCATGAAACAACTGAAGTGTATGATGTAATTCTTACGGGTATGGGTGCACGTTCTCAACCCTTATTATTCATAATTACGACAGCTGGTAGTGATTTAAATAAACCATGCTATACAGTCGAGTATGATTATGTATCAAAAATATTGAATCCTAATATTCCTATAGAAAATGATAACTATTTTGTGATGGTTAATGAACTTGATAAAGGCGACGATATTAGAGATGAACATAATTGGATTAAAGCGAATCCTATTGCAGCATCACATGATGAAGGTATTGAATATCTGAGAAAGATGATGAGACGTGCAAATGATGTGCCATCCTATATGAAGACGTTTTTAACTAAAAATATGAATGTCTGGGTAGATGCAAAGGACAATGGCTATATGAAGATGGATAAATGGAATAAGTGCGGTGAAATATCATCTGCTGATTTAGAAGGAAAAGAGTGCTATGTA